CTGACTCCGAGGGGTCAAAGCCGTTCTTGACGGTAACGCTTCCGCTGTTCGTGCTTGTAAGAGCCGTTGTACCGTCTGCGGGGTCTCTGAATAGATTCATGATGTTAAACCAATCCGACTCGAATTCATCCGGGTCATTGTCAACAGTTGTTACGTCTGCAGCAGTCAAGTCAACGACAATGCTCATTTCGGGGAAGTCCACCTGATCTTCTCCGACTTCGACACCCTGTAATGATCCCCTGTCTTTGAACAAAACAGTATCCGGTGTCGCTTCAGCCGTAGGAATTGACGGTAACCCGCCTGTGTAGTATTTTATTTCTTTGATTATTTTTGCTGTTGACGTATCGTCTGAAACTTGCAATTGTGTATGATTTGTCAGATTCGTATTATTTGAAAACCTTGATGTTCCCATTTTTGTCACTCTCCTTAATATTCATAATGTATGCCTAAATTTATTTGGTAATAGCCTTCAGTGTTTCCCAAGTTTGCATGGTCTATTTTCTTGATCCTTATTTTTCCGATTGTCACTAAGTCAACCTCTCCACTTGCAGCAGCTTCGACATAATTCTTGATGTCTACATATGCGTTGCTGATGCCCTCAAACATCTTGCCGGCTTTTTGTTCAGCGTTTAATTGCGACTTTGCGAATATGTTCAGGTTAATCATGTCCGCCCTGAACTCTCCATCTTCAAAGCCGGTTGTAGAAGTTTTCACGATTCCGAACGTGTCTTCCGTTGCCGTTTCGTCTATCGTGTCGAGGTACCAAGTCATACTCGTGTCTAAATTGTAGCAAAAGACCCTTAATGACCTTCTGATGTTTTGATATAATTCTTCCGTCATTTCATCGCCGCCTTTATCATCTTGATGCCTTCGCTTCTCCATCTCTCGATTGACCCTCTCACAAAGCCTGCGTGCCCTTGAAAACGTCTTGTACCGAACTCAAGGTACCTAATATACCTTGTGTTGTTTGAAATGCGCCAGAGAGCCTCTGAGATGTTTTGCATGGTCCATTGCGAGCGTAAATACCCGGTATCGACGGGACTGTTTGCAATACATTCGTTTGTCACACCGGTTGCTATTTTTGCAACAACAGCATCAAGACTTTTCGGGATTGAATTTAATTTGTTGAGGATTCCTGAATAGTTGACATTGATTCCGCCTGTTACGAGCCCCATAATACCACTCCGTAGACATAGTAACCTCTTGATTCCTTCTTGTAGATGATTTTATAGTCATCAGAGCTGATGCGTATTTTTGCCGTCATGGCAATGTCTGAGGCTGTGATGATCCTCCGGGCTTCTTCTGTCAGGTAATTACTTTCGGTTCTTGTTGCGTTGATTGCTGACATTCCTTGAATCGAAAATTGTCCAAGATGCCCGTCGAAGTCTGTTGTAGTCGTTTCTGTTTCGTTCATGCCCGTTACCGGGTTAAATGTTGTTGTTTCCGTCACGATTTTTAGCGTTTCGAGGGGAAGACGTTCCAAATGTTGAGCGGAAACGGCATTTAGATCAAACAAAGGTTACCTTCTTGTGCGGTGCTAACATCTTGTAAATCTGAGCCGGGTAGTCCTGTGTAAAAGCCGTAGAAATCCCCTCCATCCCATGACTTTTCACCCCTACAATGTTGTTAATGTCGTATTGCACCATCAAAGCACCGGCAAATATTACATCATCCGGCCAATCTTCTGCATCCTCATCATCGAGAAAGTCATCGTTGCAATAACTCTTGATGTAGGCTTCAACAGCCGGTATTCTTGCGGTAATCATCGTGTCGTATGACGTTGTTGTTATTCCAAGTAATGTCTTGCATTCGTCTTTTGTCATGATTGCCATTTCAAATCACCTCTAAAAAAAGGAGCCCGTAGGCTCCTTTGTCATGGCATTTCAATTACATAAATCTTTGAGTATAACAACCCGTCAACAAAAAACTTCACATCGCCATCTTCATCTTGTAGCCTCATAGCCCAAGGCGTGTAAGCATAAAGCCCGTTCGTTGCGGGTGTTGTTACAATGTTGCCCAAAACCGCATCTCCGTAATCCCCGGAATAAAATGTTACCGTTCCGGTTGTTATAGATGCGTCGGTTGTGTCAAGGATTATAATTTTCTTCAAAAATTCAGGCAGCGCAATGGTAAAAGTCGCATCCGCTGAAATCGTTGTTGAAGTCATCGTTACCCAATCCGAAAACGAAACATTCACATCGGACAATTCGGCACTAAAAACAAAAGCTGCCATAAAGGCAGCTATCAGGATTATTGTTAGTTTTCTCATATTAAATCACTCCTCAATCCGTTGATTCGGTTGCGGCAATTTTGATGAGTGCTGACGGCTGAACAACAGATGTTCCGAATACGTATAAGCCCTTAATCGCATCTGCAAATCTCTTTTCCATTCGGTAGGCTTCAATTTTTGAAACTTGTCCGGCATAGGAAATGGCTTCTCTTGTTCCGGCCATCATGTAGTAGGTTGTTGAAGATGTTTTGAGGTTGTTTGATTGTAAAATTGAAATTCCAACGACTTGCGGCACCTGACCGGTAACCATGTAATTCTGCCAGGACTGTTTGTAATCTGAATCTTTGAGCAGGTTTGTGTGGAACCAAGGCGGTATAACAAGCCATCTTCCGGCTGCAGGGATGTTCAATTCATCCATTTTTTGTTTTGCATCAACAACCACATCATAGGCCAGGGTGTTGCCTGATGCGTAACCGATGTTACTCTTTGTCAGCGTTGTACCGGCTGAAGTGTAAAGGCTTGCGATGTATTCATCAATCTCGTTGGCGATCGCATAACCGGCTCTTTGCATCGCTGCATCCATGACCTTTGGTTTTGTCTGAGCGTTGTCAACATCATCAACTTGGAAGTTGAAATATTTCGCCTGATTGATGATGAGGGTTTTCTGTGAGCCGTCTAATTCTTCAGGATCGTCAATGTCGGTGTTTGCTGTGTAATTACTTACCGTGATGTCACCGATTTGATTGATTCTGACTGTGTCGCCGTAGGCACTAATCTCACCTTCATAATCAGAATTAACGAGGGTTTTGAACACTAAATTCTTGTCCAAATGTCTTAATAATCTTGCACTCCAAATCTCAGGTATAAAATTTGCTAAACTCATATCTTTTCACTCTCCATTTTTTTAGATTTTTTCAAACAATCCCGGATCTTTGTCAAATAGTTCGTTGATTTTTTCCGGGCTCATTTTTGCTATTTGTTCTTTTGTCAGTTTCTCAGCCTTGTTCGGAGATTCCGCAGGCTGCCTTCCGTTTTCCTTGAATTTGTTTTCTACTTGCTGTTTCATGCCGTTGTCCCAAAGTTCTTTCACCATTTCGAGTTTTGTTTTTGTAGATTCCTCATCCTTGCCAACTACGAGGTCGGCAAGTCTTGTCGGCAATCCTGATTCTGTCAACTCGTTCAAGGCTTTGTTTCTAAGCTGTTCTCTGATCCTTGCATTCTCAACGCTTGCAAGTTTCGTTTCTAAGTCTTTCAGCCTCTTTTGTTCCGGTGTTTCTTCGGGGTACTTTTCTCTTATTTTTTCATCAATAATCTTGTCGAGGTTGTTTTCCTTCCAAGTTTCGATTCCTTTTGTGACTGTTCTGTCTTTTTCCGCTTGTAGCCATTTCTTACCCTCTGAGTCTGATTCCAAATAATTCTTCACAGCCTCAAGAGTGATTTTGTTTTCTGTTGCTTGTTCGTTTTTAATTTCTTCGCTCATGATTTTCTCCTTCCTGCAAGTTCATGCCTTGCAGTTATTTTGTCTGTTTTTTCCATTCGTCATATGTCAAATCAAAATCCACCGTTTCTGTTCCTGCTCGCCTCTTAAACGGCTTCGTTCCTTCTGTTATATATGTCATTGAACATCTGCATCTGATTGTATTTTCAGCGCCTCCGGCGGGATCTCCGGGGTATTCCATCTTCACGCCGCCAACTGTGAACTTTCCGTCTGATGGCACTTCTTGCCCGTCTGCTGCCTGATGTGCCGGGCGTGTTCTCTCGTCAAGCGTTGCCAACCACCTTTTTTTTCCTTCGATGCCTTTTGATTCAAGAAAATCAAAGCTATCAAGCCGGGCTTTTTGCAAGGCTCTGTGGCCTTCAGTCCATGACACTGATTTTATTTTGTTGTAGTCGATGTCAAATAACCTCACCATCTCTTTTGCCATTTCCACATAGCCAATCCCCCTGATGAGTCCCTGTGTGATTTCAATATTCATCGCTTTGAGGATTGCGGCTTTATGGTCTGCAAAAAGAGCCGGCACGGTTAATTCCTGAATAGGGTTTCTGACAAGTTCAAGTGCCGCCAGTTTGTTGATCGATGTGAAGTCAAATCGAATGCCCATCTGTTTGCCCGTTTGATAGATGAACCCGTTATAGCTTTCTGAATAGGTGTCAACCAACAAGTTATTTGTACCTGTGATTTTTGTCTTTGTCAGAAAGTTGACTTCTTCTTTTATTTTGTTTTTCAGGGTTTGTAATCGTTTGTACTTTTCGGCTTGCGCCAATGAGGGGTTGTTTCCCATCTTCATGTATAACTTCTCTATTTCTTCTTTTGTGTTCCTCAGTGCTAATTTATAGCTGGATTGCAGTTCTTTCAATTGCGCTTTCGTCAGCTTGTCAACAAGCGCATCAATCCATTCGGTTTTGATCCTCATTCAGATCATCCCCCGGGTAGGCATCTTCCTTCATCTTTTCAAGTTCGTCATCAACATCGGAGATGAACGGCAACAATGAGATTCTCGTTTCATCGCTGACGAGCCCCGCCAGTTTCTGTGTCACATCGGCATGGTATGTCAGGTCAAGCGGTAGGTTTCTCGTGAACTTGAAGCTGAGGTTTTCAGTCTTGAAGCTCCATCCCTGCAGGTTCCAAGCTGAGAATATAATCTCAAACTGTTTTCTAAGGGCTCTTGTCATCTTTCTTTCCGCTGTGATGCACTTGTTTTCAAGCGACAACAGCTTGTACTTTTTCGCCTCTCCTGATTCGGTTCCAAAGTTCTCGTCGTTGAAGTTCGGGGACTTTGCAAACATTCTGATGTTGTTTTCGATTCGATCAAGATGATGCTCAACAATTGCGTCATCGAGGTTCTTTGTCAAGAATGAGGCATCACCTTCAAGCGGCAACGAGAACGCCCCGGTTTGTTTTGCGTTCGTGACGGTGTCTGAATCAATTGTTGCGCCTTTAAAAACCATGTAAGCAAGCCTGAATGATTCAAGTTCTGAATTGACATCACTAATCGTTCGGTCGTATGCGTCGATGAGTTCCAAGACTTTTTCACAATCGCCCTGCCATTCCTTGTTGTTCAAGAACGGTATGAGCGGCACGCCCTGAAACATGTGCGGCTTCGCTTCCTCCGTCGGGTCCGGGTAATAGCCGTTATGATCTCCAATGTAAAAGTAGACCATCTTGTCATCGTACCATTCGATTCTTTTCTTTGTTATGACTTTTTCGCCCGTGTGATCTTCGATGTCGTAGACTCTGAGGGCATATTGCACATTGTCAATTGAACGATCATAAACCCAAATGCATTCCCAGGGGTTCACATTCATGAGATGCGGCTTGCCATCGTAACCGACGTATGCAAGTCTTGCCCCCATGCCAGTAATTGCTGCCATCTTTGCGGTTTCGCTGTCAAGGTCTGCGAGGTTTTCAACCGTGACGAAGTCCTGAAGGTGTTTGATTTCTGCGTCTGATCCATCGTAATTGTAAACAATCGGGTTGCCTGCAAAGTAACCAACTTTTGTGTCAACAATCTCTGAAAAAAAGTCGTTGTTAATCTTATTGTTGACTTTGTTTGTGTCCGTGAATGTCCGGCTCTGAATCGGCACGGTTTCATTTGTGTAGCGTTTATACAATCCTTCTTGCTTGAGATGCGTTGCTGAATAGTCATTAATCAAATCGTTGATGATGTCATTTGTTATTTGTTCGCCATTTTGTTTCAGGCGTTGTATGTACTC